CTCTCATAAGGGTTCAGACCGAGTATGGTCCCTACTTCACTACCCCCAACGCCCCTAGACCGCTCAGAATGCCACTCAGGGCTTCCTGGCTCAAAGTTACCCAGCAGCTTTGCCCCATTTAGTATTTGTGGTGCGTAAATCTCCAAATTCGTCCTTTCATTGGATAGCCTTATCTTATGAAATGGCTAGGTCATTTATCAAGTGAGTATATGAAATTGTTATTTTCTATACAGGCTGTAGGCGGAGTAGAGTGCGAAAAGCACCCTGCCCTGTGGTATCCAGAGGATGAGCCAGATGCCACGGTGCGGCATCAGATGAGCGTAATTGCTAAAGGTATCTGCTACGACTGCCCCATCAAGAAACAGTGCTTTGACTATGCGCTACGCACTAATCAGAGACACGGCATCTGGGGCGGCACTAGCCCCGAAGAACGCTGATTTGACAAACTGAATTGGCAAGCCTAGATTGCTTGCATGATTTATCATCCTGAATACATAAAGCTTGCTGAGGCAATGGAACAAGCGCCGACAATCCCACCCTGCACCAATACAGACCCAGAGCTGTTTTTTCCAGATCAAGATGCGAATGTGAATCTATACATGGTAGCCAAGCAGCTATGCGCTCAGTGTCCAGTTATGAAGCAGTGCCTGACTTATGCACTGAAAACCAATGAGGAGTTTGGCGTGTGGGGCGGACTAACGGCTTACGAGAGGCGCAAGCTTAAAAAAGGCGGGAAAATCACAGTGGCTAAAGCTACTCGTGCAGGACGAACATACGACTGGAGACGGGGAGATGTTCAGACCGCGATTGTTTACAAGGTGGCCTAACAACAGCGCATGGCCGTTGTCGCACCTATAGATAACGAACCTAGTCTTTTTTGAAAGCAACTGAAGTCAGGATAGACAGCAGTCCAGCACCTAGCGATACCGATGCCAGGCTAACCCAGTCAATTGCGAATAGTCCGATTGAACCAGTTCCTAGAACGGCAATTGCAGACTGAGCTACTGTCTTGATGGCGCGCTCGCCAGCGTAGCTCCAGAATTCCAAACTAAAAATCTTCATTGTCCCTTTTCCTTGTCTTTACATCTTCGTATGTTGCAAATGCAGTATAAGCGGTCAGAATGATGCTTATCAAGGCGACACCGCCGATTATTAGTTCCCTGCTGACCGAACTGTCAGAAGCGTAGGTGGCTGCACCAAACAGAATCATCAGGGCAGATAGAGCAAAGCTCATGTAGATCAGCCTGCGGCGGTGTTTCCAGCTAGGCATCGAGACGCTCGTCAATGAACTTTTCAGGGTCAAAGACAGTGCCGAATGTTACCGATGTGACCCTTGGGCCGATTGTTAGATGGAGATGAGCGCCCTTGGAAGCTGACCCCGTGTTGCCTACTTTGCCTACAGTCTGGCTTTGAGTAATCACAGTTCCTGGTTTTAGTTTTGGCTGCTCCTGCAAGTGGCAATAGCCAATGTAAACAACTTTGTCATTGATTGAATCCCAGGCAGTCTGCACCAGCACCCAGCCAAGAATGCTTGACCACTTGACAACCTGCACGGTTCCACCACTGACGGCGGGGATGCGTGTGCCTTCTTTTGGTGCGTAATCCAGCCCACGGTGCGGGATAACACGGCCCTTGATTGCACCGAATCTGGAAGTAATTGTCTTTTTAGAAAATGGGTGTCTCATCGTAGTAATGCCCAAAGAGCTGCAATGAAACCTGTAACACCAGATCCGAGTGCCGTAAAGACCAGCTTCTCAATCCACTCCATGCGAGCAAGTTTCTGCTCTACTCGATTCATGCGGGCAGGTAGGTCTTTGAGGTTTTTGATATCGGCAACTAGCTCAATCTGCACCGATTGAACCTCGATGAGCTTTTCGTAGATGTCTCTTTGCGTTATGCGAACGCCGTTTGTTTCCTCAGCCATGACTAGCCTAGAAGTGCGAGTATCTCAGCCTCTGAGAGACCTAGTGCTTCGAGCTTTGCCTTTGCACTTTCTTTGTTTGCCTGTTTCTGAGCCTCGGCAGCTTCTCTCTCAGCCTGTTCGATAGCGGCTTGTGCGGCTTGTGCCTCACGCTCAGCTATCTCAGCGTCGGTTAGGGGGATAATCTGCACCTTGTCAGGGTGGCCTTCGGGAAGGCTGCAATCTACAACTAGGCGTGTTGGTCTGTCTGTCATGTTTTTATTCTACCTGTTCTTTAGCTGACGGTTACTCCGCCAGAGCTTCCTTTTAGCACTCCATATAAAGTTGCTGAGCTATATTGCAAGAAATTAGTTGCCTGTGCGTTGACAATAGTGATTTTATTTATAGCATTGGTGCTTGACCACAAACCAGCAACAATATCTTGATAAGAAAGTGTGGCATTTTGTTCACTAACAGAATCGGATGAATAGCTTTTATTTGCTGACCCTGCATAATTTGGGATGTAAATTACATGATTGCTGAAGGTATTTGAGGTGCTTGTATTTGAATTTACAATTCCAAAATAACCATTAGATAATGAGCCTGAACTCGCAGAAGAGCCTGTGCCTTCTAGGAATCTTGTGGAAAGTGAGGTATTGCTGCCATTGAAATACAACCGACCCTCATCAAATGCCGCTGACCTAGCCGTTCTTAGAGATAGCACCAAATATAAGTCTGTATAACTACCAGTAATTGAAGCAAACTCAATTTCTGCCTGTCCCCCACTCGGCACTTCCACATGACCAATAACTGTCCAAGCACTCATGTCTAGCTCACTATTCCAAATAATGAAAATGTTGTTCCACTTTGAAAAGCATTGACATTTATGTCAAGAGTTGCAATATAAACACTTGTTATTGCTGCGGTATTAGCCCATCTTGAAGCGGAAGCTCTAACTAAATCCGCAGAAGAACCACCTCTAGATAAAACCGTTTTGTGTTTATCCGTAGCGGAATAATCCATAACTTGCACAATAGTAGTGCTTTGACTTGTTGTCATGCGACCAGCCAATGCAAAACTAAGAGTTCCAGAACTAGATTCAGCAGCACTTCCAGTTCCATTCATTTCAACATAGGAATAATTGCTTCCTGTATCCGAATTGAAACGCACTCCAGTTGTCCTAGTCGCATCGGTTGTTCCAGCTATAACCAACACTAAGTCTCGGTAGGTGGCAGGGATAGAAGAAAAAGTAATGCTTGTTGCTGTGCTGCTAAGTGTCGTATTAGCCAAAGCAATATAAGTAGCAGTAGGCATTATGAACTCCTCAGACCATATAGAGAGAAACGAGAGCCAGTTTTGAAAACTGTTCCAAAAAATTGGTCTAGAAAAATAGTGGTTATAGCAGATGTAGAATTCCAAAGCCCGCTATTGAGGCTTACATAGTTATAGCTTCCAGTAAGACCAGTCATAGCCCTAATCGTAGTGTTTTTTGTGGTTTCAAAAGGATCAAGAATATCAATTATCACCGCACCGAAACTGTTTGCTGTTTGAGTATTGGCGGTTATTGAATTGATTTCTATGTTTTGATAGTTTGTTCTAGGATTGCTTGATTGAACATTGCTTCCGTTGCCTCTTATATTATGAGAGGTGTAATTATTTCCAGAATCCCCATTGAATCGCAGCATAATAAAATCATCAGTATCGTTTCTATCTGTCCTAGCAAGAATTCTCAATTGCAAATGCTGATAAGTAGAGCCATAATTTGAATTGACATTAGAAAATGTAACAGAGGTAGTGTCGCTCCCCAAAATTTGCGTTTCAAGCCATTCATAAGCATTACCAGCAACAACTGGCGTTACAGCCCTCGTAGCAAGAATTCCCAATGGAATTGGCATTAGACCGTAATCCTTCCAATTACCCGATAGCTGTTTGCGGCAACCTTCAATACCGTAGCAGCATTGTATTGCTGATCTATCTTGAATGTTACAGCGGTTCCAGCAGTTCCATTACCAGCCCAGGTCGTTACGCCCGTTCCTGCGGCAATAGTTACGGTTCCAGCGGTATCTCTAAGGATGTCAATTCTTTCGCCAATTTGCAGAACATCTGGGACTGTAATTGTGACTGTTCCAGAAGTCACATTTATAACATCATTTGCGTCTGTTGCCGCAGCGGTATAGGCCGCAGTTCTATTATTCAGAGCCTGGGCAAAGTCAGCTTTAGCATTTAGCTGAGTTTGAATTGCAGAAGTTACGCCAGCAAGATAGCCAAGTTCTGTCGTTGTGACAGTTGATGTAACTGCCACAGTGCCAGATGATGTTGTCAAAACACGACTAGCAGTCCAGTTTGTGTCAATCAAGTCGCCAGCTACCGTAAGGTTTCCAGTAACATTTAGATTCCCAGTGACTGAACCAGCGGCGATTGTCGCTGTTCCAGTTATGTTTGGAGAAGCCAAAACAGCGCTTCCAACGGCGGCATAGTTGACATTTAGCGTTACATCACCGCTTGAGCCACCACCAGTCAAACCAGTTCCCGCTGTAACTGCCGTAATATCTCCAGGGTTGGAAACCGCCACCCAAGCAGAACCTGAATAGTATTCAAGGCTGTTTGTGTCATTGAGGTAAGAAATCATGCCCTCTGTGACGGCAGTGCCTAGGGCCGAACCCCTGGCCGCTGAGTCTGCATAAACCTGAACTACCTGGTCTTGCACATAATTCTGAAAGTCAACGGCTTCTACAATCTCGCCATCTACCCAGCTTTTCCAACCTGACATTAGACGCTAACCTTTCCAACTACGCGATAGGTATTAGCGGCTACTTTTTGAACTGTTGCCGCATTGTAAGTCTGATCAATCTTGAAGGTTACGGCAGTCCCCGACGTTCCAGCCCCAGCCCAGTCAGAAACGCCCGTTCCAGCGGCTAGAGTCACCGTATCCCCAGCATTCCGCCAAATGTCAATTCTTTCCCCAATGCTCAAGACATCAGGGATGGTAATAGTAACTGCGGCTGTTCCAGATACATAGATTGTGTCATTGGCATCTGAGGCTGTTGCCGTATAGGCAGCGGTAATTGAATTGACTGAGGTTTGTGGATAAATCTGTTGCCAGGATGAACCGTCATAAACAGTCAGGGTATTGGTGTCATTTAGGTATGACAGCATTCCTTCTTCTACGGCTGTTCCCAAGGCACTGCCCCTAGCGCCGCTGCTTGCAAAGGTCATAACAGATTGACGCATCAGATAGTTATTGATATTTGCAGCCGATAGGACTTCACCAGCATTGAAAACTCTGTAGCCCAAGCCCATTATTTACCTCAGAATCCTAAGAAATTGCCTGTTGATAGTCTACCAAATACGGGGTCCCCAAGGGTCCAGAAGCCACCTTCTAGGGACTCAAAGCCGTATTCGATAAAGTGTGTTTCTGGCCTGACCGTGTGATTGATTGAAATTATTTGAACAAATCGCTCAATTGCACTGCCAATGCCATTTGGAGTGAAGATAATGCGAACAACTGAACCTAGGTCAAGATTTAGAACCTGCTCTTGCTCTGGTTCATCTAATTTGTGTAGGGCGACTTCGAGCGAGCTGAACCTGTATTCTGGCAATGAATACTTATCAACAAGCAATAAAGCTAAATCAACTAAATCGCCATCAGTGTTCAACAATACGCTTGGGGCCGAAAGCGACCTTAGACCGTAGTCTGCGATACTTTGTGGATCGCTTGCAATGGCCGTTCCGCCGCCCTCGCGGCTAATAATGACTTGGTTATAGAGATTATCTGAACCGTAGCTAACCTCTAGGTTTTGGAAAGGTATGCCAGTTCCACCGAATTGAACATAGTCACTAAAATCTATAATTTCAGTCTGTTGAACGAACTTGACTTTACCCAGTTTGTCCACAAATAGTAACCCTGGCTCAGATGAGGCAACAGTTTGCAAATAAGACATAGCGCCCTCATTGGCCTCAATTGGAAAAGCAGATAAGTCCGCAGTTCCTGTATCTATGTCTCTAAATTCTGTTGACCAAGCAATTTGGTCAAGAATTGAATTTATGCGCGCACCTGTTTTTTGAGCCGTGGGGGTCCCAGCCGAAAGTGTTTGATTAGCCAAAATGCTTGTCGCGTCATAGGCAATAGCTTCTGCAACCGAATCCCCATTTGGTAGGTAACTGAATCCCCAGTCATCAATCCACCCAGAATATTGCGTCTTATCTGCTGTTGTAACCTTGATTTCGCGCCTTGGGACAATGTTCCCCGAATACGGCGATTGTGGATAAAGCGGGTCAAAAGCCCTATCGTGATTATTGAAAGAGACATTTAACTGACCAGCAGGAAATGACGAAAATAAGCTAGATCTACCGCGAGAAATGCTGAAATCTTTTACGCGACTGGTAACATCAATAAATGAAATTCCAGCCAGGGTATAGGTAACGTTGTCAAGAACCCCTCTTACTGGGTCATCAAGAGTGAAGTAATCGCCACTAGCAGAGAAGCTAGTATCAAAACCAACTTCTACTTTTTCAACTGGCATTGACATTACAGCACCTGAGCCAGTAATCCACCGCCGCCGCCACCATTAGCCCTGGTGAACGATTCCAGCTTGTTGACAATTTCTTCTCCAGCCTTAGCACCAGAGGCCCGACTATCTGCTGTAATGTCTAGATAGAAGTTGTTTATAGACTGGCCACCAGCAGTCCTAGCAGCCATGGCCAGGTCCTCTACCGACATTCCAGCTCTAATTCCAGACAGATCTAATGGGACAAAGTTCAATATGTCCTGCCTTAGACCCTCATAAATCTCAAGAATGTCCTCTGACCGAATTCTTTCAAATACGCTTAGATTCTTGCTGAGCCAAATTCTTGCATTTTCAATTAACTTGGTTATTTTTCCTAGTGCTTCAACATCTATTTGTTTGATGTCTGGAACTGCTGCTTGAGCAGCATCACGCGCGGCTTCTGCTGCTCTGACTGGAGCATCTACGGCAATTGTTAGGCGTGACTGGAACTCGCGGCTGAATGCTTCTGCCATTGATCTAGCAAGCTGTAGCAGCCTTTCCTGCTCGGACTTGATGCCCTCTAGCAAGCCATAGGTCATGTCCTTGCCAGCTTCATACATGGTCATGCCGACATCCATGCCCAGCTCAGCACCAAGCTTGTTCAGCTCGTCAAAGATTGTGTTTAGCTCATTGACAGCTTCCTGACCGCCATCAACAATTCCCTGCGCAGTTTCGCCACCAGCCTCAGCACCAGCCTGGACAAGCTGGTTGAACAACATTGGGTCAAGGCCAAGGCTTTTTAGACGGCGCAGGTTCTCTGCGAAGTCACGAGACTTCTGGGCCATGTCACGGAAGCCCTGTAGTAATCCTTGGGTCTTGTTCTGAATCTGCTGAACAGGCTCCTCATAGCTGCGGGTTACTGTTACTTCAAACTCACGCAGCGAGCGACCTAGGGCAACAACACCACGCTGAATCTCTGTAACGGTGCGCTTCTCTGTCTCGCCTTTTAGCTTGCTGAATAGCGATGTTAGTTGCAGAGCGCCAGTTAGTGCGCGCTGGTATTCGCCAATGAGCGTCTCGGATAGGCTGAGCTTCTTGGCCATTGCATCGCGTTGTTTAGCGATTCCTCTTAGCGCTGCTTCTTCAGCAGCTACAAAAGCACTGATGTTGTCAAAGTCAGACTTGTAAATCAGATCTTGTCTAAATGCCTGCTTCAGTTCTGCGCGGATACGGTCAACCGAACCCAGGACAGCTTCTTCAAAACGGCCTAGCTCTACCTCAATGTTTGGCAGTATTTCAATTGAACTGAAATCTTCTATGGTGTTTTTGAAAGCCTCTGCTGCATCTCTGACTCTTTCAAAGTTACGCTGAGCTTCTTCTGCGGCATCCTTGAATGGCTTGATGTATTCCTCAGCAGCCTTCATGCCAGCATCAATTAGCTCCTGCTGGGCATCTGCGGCTTCCCTGGCGGCATCCGCTATTTCTTGAATGCCCTCGGCAGTTTTATTGAATTTCTGCTGTAGCTTTTCAAGGCCAGGCACGCCCATAGCAACAATGCGTCTATAAGTTGCCTCCCAGTTGTCTGCTCCAAGAATTGCTTGAACAAGACCCTCTGAGGCTCCCATTAGCTTTAGCTTGCTCGCAGCAGCTTGCTTCTTGACTTCTTCGTCTAATGTGCTGAAGAACGTCTTAGCTGTTTTGGTTGCTGGCTCTTTAGGGTCGCTTGCGGCAAATAGCTCATTGAGACGCTTTTCAAGTTCAGCTCTGGTGTTGCTCAAACCAGCTGCTGCGGTAACAGACATAACCTTTGTAATGTCAACAGCAGCTAACTTGGCATAGGTAGAGATAACCTCAAAAATCTCTTTCCAGTTTGGTCTAGTCAGAGCTTCTTCAATAAAGGCAGCACTTAGACCCAGATCTTCTAGGCTTTGCTTAGCCTTGCTCTTAGCAATTTCGTCATCAATGTTCTTGAATACGCCAGCTAGACCACCAAGCTTGCCCTCTGCATTGACAGCGCCAGTAGCCGCTGCCTTTAGCGAATCCTCTAGCTTCCTACCTGATTGCGATGCCTCTAGCTGAGCAGCGCTCATTCTCTTTACGCCATTTACTAAGAATGTTGTATCGTCATAGAAGGTTCCCGCAGCCATGTTAGCTTTGTCGGTAAGGTATTCAAATCCATCGCCAAGGGCGCTCAAAACTTGAACTATTGGATTGCCCTCGCTGAGCAAATAACCAAAGAAATTTAGATAGAAGCCAAAGACTTCGTTATCTTCCATTCTGCGAATTATTTGTTGGATTTCAAGTCCAAATAGCTGCAAAGCAGCGCTACCCAAATCAAGCAGGTCATTGAAGTAGGACAACAATTCATTTAGCGTTGCTAGAACTGGATTTATGATTTCAAAGACTGGCATCAAAACCAAATTCAACAAATCTATAATTTGCTGCAATGGACCAAGCACATTTAGTAACAGCTTGAGTAACTCCCCGAATACTGGAGTCATAACCTCAATACTGGTAGCTAAAGATTCAAAAATTTGAACTATTGCAGGTCCGTTTTCTTCAAAAATCTCTGCAAATAGATTGTTTATTTCTGCCAGCGGCTTTTGAAGTGGCGCACCCACAGCCAATTGCAAGTTGCCAATTACTGCGTTTAGCCTTTGCTGCGATCCATAAAGCGTGTCAGATGCTCTACCGAATGCGCCAATGGAATCTCCAGCGCGCTCAAATAGCATTTCTAGACGAGCGACAGCTTGAGCATTTGCAAGCTCAGCACCCTCCAGGTCATTCAATCCCTGGGCAGCAAGACGAGCATTTACTTCGTTCTGCTTCATGGCGACACCGAACTTTTCAATCGGGTCGTATTCACCACGGAATAGGGCTGTAACAGCTAGGAGGGCTTCAGAAACATCGTAACCATAGGTCGTAGCAAGGTCTTGTGAAAGAGTTACAAGGCGTTCTGTTTGAAATGCAGTTTCGCCAATACTAAATCCATACTGCTTTAGAACCGAACCTAGGAACACCGATGCTTGGGCAGCTTGGCTTTGAGATAGACCGTAGCTCTCTACTTCTTTTGTAAACCCAACAATGCGTGGCTGTAAATCTTCAAATACCTGGTTTAGACCGAGCAGGTTTCGCTCAAATAGATTCGCAGCTTGCACTGAATCAACGGTGAAAACTCTTGCTGTGGACAGGGCCTGGAATGCGCTAAATGATGCGGCAGCAGCACCGATTTGACCAGATAGGCTATTGAACTGACCGCCCAGTCCCTTTAGGGCATTAGCAGCCTGATTGATACCCGCTGATCTAAACAGCGAAATAATTGGGAGTATCAGACTCTGTAGTGCCATTACTTCTCCAGCCTATTGTTTATTTCGGTAATTGTTCTATTGAGCAAGCTTGTTACATTTGCCTTGTGCTGAGGCATGTATCTTTCCATCGTAGGCCATGCGTAACGCGATGCCCTGCTCTGGCGGCGGTTGTGTGCCTGCCTATCTAAAGCCTGTAACCACTTAGTCTTTGCGACTTCCCTTGCTGGGGTCATCATTCTCATGCGGTCTGTAGCTTCGACCATTCCGCGCCCAAACAAATTGGTCGTGTATTCTCGAACAAGTCTGCCTGAACCTAGTCTAGCTTTACCGCTTTTACCAGCCATGTCAGCGACAATCAGTGCTGGTGATTTGACCTTGAGCCTAACAATTGAGATTGTGCCGTCTTTGGCAGTTTTGAGCTGTGACAATGCCTTGCCTTCGCTCCTGTTTTTGTAATTGACATCAATACCCCTAGATGTGTTAGCTTCCAAAAAGCCGCTCATGTAAGACAGCCTGGCTCTTTTGTATTCTGTAGCCATCTTGTCGTATTTACGACCAATTCTTCTTGGCGCTCCTAGCGGACCCATGATGCCTACGCTTTTATAGACACTCACCAAAGCCTTTTGAGCTGGCTTTCCAATCTGCCTAGCGTTCTTTTTGAAGTCTGTCAGTGCCTTTGGCCCAGTCTCTCTAAGGATGGCTTCTAGGGCCTTGAGATTAGGCAGCTCTACAACTGCTTTGCGATCAGTGATGTCAATGTCACGCAGGAGGCTGAATGTGCCAATGTTTATGCCACGCTGACGAGCAATTGATTGAACTTTTCCCCAGCCTGCTGCTGCACCGAACAAGTATGAGCGCCCCAGATTGCCAAAGATAGAAGCTAATAACAAGGAGGACCGCCTTACTTTCAAACAATTCTACCGCAATGAGAAAAACCGCCCCCGAAGGGGCGGTTCTCATTTGCTAACGTTCTTAGCTACTATCCAGCGATACATAGTCCACAACATCCTGTCGCTGAGTTGCATCAACTCACGCGGAGAGATGTGCGTCTCTACTGCAAGAGCGGCGATGAACCAATGTGCGGAGTCATCACCGAGGCCCTTTATTTTGGGTCTGTTTCTGATTCTCCTACGCTTTCGACTGTATCCAGCCAAGCCTCGAAGTCCAGAGTTGTTGCTTTGCGGCGGAACTCGCTATGCCAGGCTAGGAACAACAAGTGTCCTAGACGCTGGCTAGTAGCGAGCGAGCCGATTGGGACATTGAATTTGTCCTCAAAGGCAACCAGGTCAGCAGCGCTGGCCGTGATTTCCTTTTTAGTTTTGTCTGCGAACTGAATTACTAGGTTGAATCGCATTTCTATTCCTTACTACGCTGTTGCGTAAGTTACTGCTCCCGTGGTTGGGAACGACACCGAGAAGGTGCTTAGGTCGCCTACTGCACCCGAAACTGGGGTGAAGGAGTTGATTAGCACTGTTGCAGTATAGCGAGGAGTCGTGGCCGATGGAGCGGTTCCGTTTCCTGCGATCATGGTTACAGTGCCGATAGTTCCAACTAGGTCCTGGAATAGAGCGGATACAGCTCCAACACCAAAGTCAGAGTGGAAGTCCAGGGAAACGGTTCCAGACTTTAGTCCGCCGATTACCTCTGTCCAGCCGTTAGAACCGAAGTCTGTTACATCAACCTCGGCTGAATTTAGAACGAGTTCAGCACGAGCTACGCTTGGGCTAACTGTTCCTCCGTTTAGGGTCACTGTATTTGCAGTGACAACGAATTTTGCCATTTATTTTTCTCCTTATGCAAAGACGGTGACTGTGAATTCAGCCGCCAGATAGGTTTGGTCGTTTATTGTTATAGAGCCAATCGAAGTAGCGCGTTCAACCCGCAGGTCATACACCAACCCCGAAAGGGTCTTATCTGATTCTATCGCAGCTTTCACACTCTCTGAGCCTGTCGGACTGCAATAAGAATCAAGTTTCCGCTGCATCTGTCTCTCAGCCGCACGGCCTACGATAACGGTTGCAACGAAGTTATAGGTCACTAGACCACCATTGATAGCCCCATCGTATTCAACGCTTTCCATGTTGACGATACCGATTGGCGGGGTTGGATTGTCTGGCACTTCAGCAGATGCACGAAGCCCGCTGATTGTTGCCAGATTGGTTGCGATGCCCTGTCGAATCGCGCTTATGTCAGCCACTAGGCCATCCTGATTTTACGGAACGGAGCAAGCAGTGATTCAATGTCTGGATCTGTTCTGCTTACACGAACTACGCCAATCTCACCGAATCCAGCGACACCAAGAGGGGAGTCATAGCGCTTGAATTCACGAACAGCCAAGAAGTTGCAAGCCTGACGAATGTCAGTAGGAACAGCAGTTCCATAACCAAATAGTCCAACAACTTGCACCGTAGCCTCGCCCTGCGAGTCTGGGAAGTTGACAGTTGGGAACAGATAGTCACCAACAGCACGAATGCGAGTGTAAGGCGTGTAAACGCCGCCAGCAATGCCGTTTAGTGGCTCAAGCTGGTAGTCAGATGTAGTCCATGTGGTGTCAAAGCTGCCATCTGCATCTGTGGAAGTCTTTAGGGTTGTTAGGGTAACAAGATCATCAATCTCTACGACATAGGAGTCGTTAGGTGAATAAACACGGGTAGCTGAGCCTGCGGTAAAAGTTCTTTCGCAATAGCGCTCAATGTGTCTGGAGGCTGATTCAATACAGCGCTCAAGTAGTCCGTCATCGTCTGTCACTGCCGTGCCTAGGCGCAGAATGTCCTTGACTTCTTGCAGGGTGGTGTAGCCGTTAGTAATCGCCATGGCTCTAGTTTACCCCCGAATTCACGTGTTCAGTCTGTCCTTCATTTCTACCACCATCTCTAGAATTGCGTGATCTAGGGGGCTTGTAGGGTCAAGGCCATCCATTATTTGTTTTATTCTTATCTCCA